GATAAGGTGGTGGATAAGGCCCGTAGTGAAGCTTTGAAAAGTAAACCTTTTTACGGGTTTGCTGATCTCAGCAACGCTACAGACCGATTACCCATCTACTTATATGAAGAGATTGGGAACTGGTTGTCTCCAAACCTTGGAACTGCCTGGGTGTCTCTTTTCAACCGACCTTTTAGTCTTGGAGACTCTGTCATCCAAGCCTGGAAGTTAGGCGTAGAGATACCAGATTCAGTCAGGTACCAAGCTGGACAACCTATGGGAGCATTATCAAGTTGGCCCTTCATGGCTCTAGTACATCATTGCCTTGTGTGGTATTCCTTTGGATCTCGTAAGAGAGCAAAAGGGAAATACCTACTTCTAGGAGATGACATTGTTATCTTCGACAAGAAGGCATATGAAAAGTACAAAGAGGTCCTAAATACTCTCGGCGTCTCTTATACTCACAACGTTTCCGCTGTGGGTTTCGAGTTCGCGAAGCGGACTTTTCTAAACGGAAAGGAAATAACCGGAGCATATACGCAAGCCCTATGGGCTACACGTAGAAACCCCGAGCTATTCGTTTTCGAATGGAGAAATCTTGCTTCAAGAGGGTATGATATCGGCCCGAGTCTACCAGAAGCTTTCAATTCACTACTTAAAGTGTCAAGAAAGCGGTTCTTCTGGCTTTCCAAGCTGGTTGATGTCCCTTACGGAACATCGATCTCTCTGGAGCGCCTGGCACAATGGTGCCTGGGCCTTCAGGGGAGAAGTTACTGTTTGCTCTCTCACCTAAGTGGAGAGGAAGCGACTAACAGACTCGTAGAAGCCACGAAGGCATTCCGGCAAGTTGCGTCACTCCTTATCAAACAGAGGTTCCAGTCGGATTTGAATGCTGCCTTATCGGCATTTGAAGACAACAAGCGAACCTACCTGTTAGCCTTAAAGAAACATTCAGGGCTGGGTGACGAAAACGACACCGTCATGCTACAGGCCTATAATGATGTCATATCGGAACAAGAGATTCGGATTAGATATCTCGAGAGAGACCTAAAACGAATGTATCTTCAACCGAACGACATTCAGCTTTTACGACCAAATTTAGTGGATATGCCTAGACCCATCGACTTCTCGATGAGGGATAAGCACACCTATAAATTAGTTGTTCGAGCTGAACACCAAAAAGGTATCATACAAAGCTTGATAGGTTAGAGAACCGTCGCACACAGAGGCAACGATCCGCAGCTGTTTCAGCTGCCGGAGTCTACCCCTTTCCAG